TGATACTAACAGAACTACCATGATAGATGTCCCTGCAGAAACTGCAGTGAGAATCGATACAATATTATTAGCAAACATTGATGGAACTAACGCTGCTGACGTAACAGTAGAAATTAGTAATGACAATGGTTCAACTTATTATAAAATTGCAAGTACAATTTCAGTGCCTGCAGATTCAACATTAGATTTAATTGCTCGACCTATATATTTAGACGAAACAGATTTAATAGCTGTAACAGCTGGCGCTGCTAGTGATATAGCTTTTCATGTTTCTTATGTAGAAATGGTTGATTAATTTTAGGGAGGAAAGAAAACAATGCCAAGAATTATAAAATCAGCTAAAGGAACTTTTACAACATCTACCGTAACTATTGATTCTTCAGGAAGAGTTGTTGCAGCAGCAACAGGTTCTGCAGGTGGAGCAAACTTAGTTCCAAAAACATTGGTATTAAGTCAATCACCAGGAAGTTACACAGCAAGTAATAATGCTAATTTTGGTCTGGCCTACATTTACGGTGGAGGCGGCGGAGGCGGCGGTGGTGGAAATCATCCAGGAACCTCAGGCGGAGAAGGCGGAGTAGGTGCCGAAGGTGGCATGGGAGTTTTTGGTTTTCCTATCTCTGGAGGTGAGTCACATAATTATACTATTGGAGGCGGTGGTAGTGCTGGAAACGCTGCTGGTCCTATTACAAACGGAAATGCTGGCCAATCAGGTCAAGCAAGTACATTAACAAATATTGGAACTGCCAACGGCGGAGGCGGCGGAAACGGAGGCCCAAGACAAGGAAGTCCCGGAAACCCTGGTTCAGCAGGAACTGCGCCAGGTTCAAGTTTTGCGGATGCATCATCGGATGCAAAAAAAATATATTCAGGTGGAGTACCTTATGGAGCCGGGGGTAATGGTGGACCTCGTATGAACCCTGGAGGTGGTGGTTCGACTGGTGATCATGGTGCTTTAATGATTTATGAGAATACAGGACAATAATGGCTATATTTATTTTTTCAAAAAATTCTAACGATAAACTAGGGTCTGTAGTTGGCATCGCTGAAAATCAATCTGTCTTAGATAATAATTGGGATCATGATCAATCAAATTACGATTTAGTAACTGTAACAGATGATCTTTATAATGATGTTAGATTAATGCAAAAAGAAATAATTAGTAAAAATGGTGACACTGTAAATACAGAAAACCTATCTTTAACATATGATTATAGAGCTGGCTTAACAGCTTATATTAATAAACAACTTTCTGAAATAAATGCATGGTTAGAAAGAAATCCTTCAAAACCATTAGCTTCTACTGTTACAACATATAAAAATTACATATCTAATATAGATGTTGATACTCTTATTACTGACCCATCTGATGATGCAACACATGATACTTCAACTGGATTATATTCTGACGGAACACCTTTTAATTATTCTTTAGAAAAATATGTTGAAGATCAAGGCATTACAGCAATTAATAGTAAACAACTTTTATAGTTTACTTTATACGTTTTATAACGTATAAATTTATTTATGTTTAGAAAGACAATAGAATTTATAGCTAATGAAAAATATGTTGATTTAAAACAAGATCAACCTATTCCTATAAAATTAAACATACCAGAATGGTATAAAAAATTAAAACATTCTAATTCTGCTCGAACTGTTAAAGGGTGTATACCTTTTCTGGATTCTCTAACGAGTGGTTACTTATTAAAAGTTCCAATAGATATTCAAATTACACACAATGTAATTCATAAAGAAACGGGTCAAAAAGATGGTTTTTGGAAAACAGGAGAAATAGAGGTAGAATTAATGAGATCTGAAAGAATAAATGTAAATACACAAAATATAGATGTTCATTCTAATGAACAATTAAAAGGATCTCCAGCTAATGAAAAAAATAAAAATTTACCTTTTTACAAAATATATAATCCTTGGATTATAAAAACCCCTCCTGGTTATTCTTGTTTATTTGTATCTCCATTAAATAATAGTGATGACAGGTTTTCTATTATCCCTGCAATTGTTGACACAGATTCATACAAACAAGAAATTAATTTTCCAATAATTATAAATGGAGATAAATATAATACTTTAGACACTATAATTAAAAAAGGAACCCCTTATGTTCAAATTATTCCTTTTAAAAGAGAAAATTGGAAAATGAAAATAAGAGGAGAATCAAAAGAAAAACTTTTGAAAAGGAGCATGTTTTATCCTTTTACAATTTTAAATAATTATAAAAATAATTTTTGGAAAAAAAAATCATGGACTTAAAAAATTACGTATATATTAGAGACAATGCAGTCCCAACAAAAATAGTTAGTAGTCTTATAAAATATGCAAATACTTTAGAATTTAATGAAGCAACCATAGGAGGAGATGAAAAAGATGTTGTAGTGGATCAAAGCGTTAGAAATACTTATACGTATCCTTTAACAAGTCCCAATACATCCTTAACTCATTGTCATCGTTTTAATCTTTTACATTATTTTTTTAGTCAAGCTATTAAAGAATATTTTGAAAAAATTAATATACAAGATTTTAATTTAAATTATATAAATATAAAAACTATAGAAATTTTAAAATATAATGAAAAAGGTTTTTATAAATATCATGTTGATCATTTTGATTTAGAACCAAGAACTTTTAGCTGCATAATGCTATTAAACAATGATTATGAAGGTGGCGAACTTTGTTTTAGATATCCTGATGGAACAGGAGAATGGTCGATAGAAAAAAAAGCAGGCAGGATTGTAGTTTGGCCAAGTAATTTTTTATATCCACATTGTGTAAAACCTGTTACGAAAGGAATAAGATATTCGGTAGTGTCATGGGCAATATAAAAGAATTTAAATATAAAAAAATAAAAAACTTTCTTACAAAAGAACAAGTATCTTTAATGAGTCATTACTGTAAATTAAAACATATTGTAAACAAAGATAATTTTGATTTTACTCAGAGCGATGTTGGAGATAGTCGTTTTTATGCAGATCCTCTTATGGAAGCTTTAATGATAGATAAAAAAAAATTATTAGAACAAGAAACAGGTTTAGAATTATTACCTACATATTCTTTTTGGAGAATGTATACTAAAGGTGGTAGTTTAAAAAGACACTTTGATAGACACTCTTGCGAGATAAGTGTAACTGTAATGATAGGGTCTTGCGGAGAGTCGTGGCCAATATATATGGATGAAGAACCAATTGAAATGGAACCAGGAGATGCTGTTACATATTTAGGGTGTGATATTTGGCATGAAAGAAAACCATTTAAAGGAGATTGGCACGCTCAATCTTTTATGCACTACGTAGATAAAAATGGTCCTTACACTGATGAAGTTTTAGATAAAAGAAAATTTTTTTGTATGCCTGGAGTTAAAAATGCAGTTTAGACAATACACAAAAGACGGATCATGTGATTTAGAATTTAGTTGGAAAGAGAGACTTATTATATTATTCAAAGGAAAAGTACATTTTTCTGACATTGCTTTTAGACATTTTGGTAATATGTTAGTAAGTATGGTTGCAGGTTGGCAAAAATCTTTTCACGGAAAAACTAAAACAGAGTTAACTTACCCAGATAAAACAAAAATTAAAGTAAAATGAAAAATATATTAGTGGTTGGTGGAGGCAGTGCGGGAGTTATGTCTGCTTATACATTTAAAAAACTTTTTCCAGAAAAAAATGTAACTATTTTAGAAAGTGAAGATATACCTACGGTAGGTGTAGGAGAAAGCACACTAGGTCGTATAAATACATGGATTAAAATGGTTGGTTTAAATGAAAAAGATTTTATGAAAAAATGTAATGCTTCATTAAAAATGAGCATTCGATTTGAAAATTTTTATAAAAAAGGAGATGGTGGTTTTCATTACCCTTTTGGAGACCCTTTTTTTAATCATCCCAACGATTGGTTTATGAAAAAAGCTTTATATCCCGAAACACCTTTGTCAGATTATGCAGAGTCTTATTATCCAATAATGGCTTTGGTTAATAGTAATAAAGTATCTACAGAAAAATTTGAAGGTTATTCTTATGATTCAGATGTTGCTTATCATTTTGATGCTACAATGTTTGCCAATTGGTTAAAAAGTGAGTTTGTAAAAATAGGCGGTGTAGTAGAAAAAGGCAGTGTTGAAAAATTTAATGTAAATGAAGATGGGATAGAAAGTATAATTACAGATAAACAAAAAAAATATACCGCTGATTTATTTATAGATTGCACAGGTTGGAAATCTGTTTTGTTAGGGGGCGTTTTAAAAGAACCTTTTGAAAGCTATTCAAATATTTTACCAAACAACAAAGCTTGGGCTGCTCATTTACCTTATACTAATAAACAAGAACAACTTAAACCTTATACAAATTGCACCGCATTGACTAACGGGTGGGTTTGGAACATACCTCTTTGGAGTAGAATAGGAACAGGTTACGTTTATTCTGATAAATATATAAGTGATGAGGAAGCCTTAAAAGAATTTAAAACATATTTAAGTAGAGATGATTTAAATTTTAAAAACCTTAAAATGAGAGTTGGTTTACATGAAAGAATATTTGTAAAAAACGTTTGTGCAATTGGTTTATCTGCTGGTTTTATAGAGCCTTTAGAAAGTAATGGTTTATTAAGTGTTCATGTATTTTTATGTAATTTAGTTAAGATAATTAAAGATAGACCTGTAATTTCTAATTTTTTAAAAGATCAATTTAATACATCGTGCTATAAATTTTTTAAAATATTTTCTGAATTTGTTGCTAGTCATTATGCTTTATCAATTAGAAATGATAGTGAGTATTGGAAAGATATTCAAAAAAGACATTACCCTATGGATAAATCATATTTAAAATATGATAGTCATTTTCAAATGAATAATCATTATAATTTTGATCGCCATCTTTATCCAAAGTATGAAACAGGAATGGGTTGTATAGGAGTGGGAATGAATTTCTGCCCTACTGATGAAAATATTTTAAAACACGATAATTACGGAAACGATTTAGAGGTTTTAAAAAATAAGTGGTCTGACGTCATTCAACAAATGGAGGAAAGAAAACAAAATTGGAAAGATAAAATAAAAGATTGTCCTACATTATATGAACATTTAAAACAATTACATGATCTATAAAGTAATAAAAAATTTTTACGATAAAGATAAATTTAAAGAAATGCAAAAAATTATACAAGGAGATAATTTTCCTTTTTATTTTAATGATGGTGTTGCAGACTCTCGACCAACAAATGACTTTTATTTTACTCATGCTTTTTATAGGGATCACCAACCGTGTAGTCCTTATTATAAATTAATAATACCAATATTAGACATAATAAAACCAAAAGCTTTTATAAAAGCTAAGGTTAATTTGTACCCAAGAACTGAAAAATTACATCATCATAAAAAACATCAAGACTTTAATTTTGATCATTATGGATTAATTTTATCTATAAATACATGTAACGGTGGAACACAAATAGGGTCTAATTTTATTCCATCGATAGAAAATCAAGCGATTATTTTTAAAGCTAATATTTCACACAATAGTACTACGTGCACAGATAAAAAAGCTAGATACAATATTAATTTTAACTACTTATAAACTTTATCATCAGCAAGGTCTGAAAAATTAAAACTAATTCCGTATTTAATATTATTAGTCGTATTTGTATTTGCTTTGTGTTTTAAAAAAGCTGAGAATAAAGCAAATGTTCCTTTGTTAGGTTTAATTGTTTGATTAATTTCTGTAAATTCTAAAACCTGTTCATGGTCATTTAAGTATAAAACTCCAGACCATATATTAGCTGAGTGGTCATGCTCTACAGTTTCTCCATTTAAACTAACTTTTAAACCCCAAGAGTCTCGTAAACAATATTGTGGTAATGAAATGTTATTATCTACATAGTTTATAAAACGCGTAATTATTTTACCAAATTGCTCATCATGATTAAAATAAGTCCAAGAAGTCATTTCATCTTTTATATTTGTTTTATGACTCATATTGTTTGGTGTTTTAATACCCTCTTCTATTTTGTTGATAAAATAGTTTGCATCGATATCTATTATGCCTTGTATAAAAAAGTAATCTCTCATTACTTTTTTCTCTAAATGCTTATTTATTTTAATATTCATTCTTTATTTTAGGCTTGGATAATAACATATAAAATTCTTTGACTCTATAGAAATCTATAATATAGTCTCGATATGCTACAAAAAATAGGATTTCAGCCAGGTATAAACAAACAAATCTCAGAGACTACAGCCGAGGGTCAGTGGATAGATTGCGATAATGTTAGATTTAGGTATGGCACACCTGAAAAAATAGGTGGTTGGAAGCAATTAGGAACTGACGATTTAACAGGAGCTGCTAGAGGTCTACATCATTTTGTAAATAGCTTAGGTAGAAAGTATGCGATTATAGGAACTAATAGAATTTTATATGCATATTCAGGGGGAGTATTTTATGACATACATCCTATCAATTCAACTACAACTTTAACAAGTGCTTTTAGTACAACTAATGGATCACCCACTGTTACAATAACTTTTTCAGGAGCACACAATATACAAGAAGATGATATTATTCTTTTAGATAATTTTACTACTATAACTAATTCAAATTTTAGTGCTTCTGATTTTGATGATAAAAAATTTATGGTAACTTCTGTGCCATCAACTACAACACTTACAATTACAATGCCTTCAAATGAAACAGGATCTGGTGCAACCACATCTGGTGGTATTAGAGTTCAACATTATTATCATGTAGGACCTGCTGTTCAAGCACAAGGATTTGGTTATGGTTTAGGTTCTTGGGGTGGAGAAGAAGCCGGAGCAACCACCACTACTCTTAATGGTGCAATTAATGATTCTGTAACAACTTTAACATTAGCTGATGCTTCTTTGTTTCCTTCTACTGGAACTAATTTTGTTATCATAGGATCAGAAGAAATCTCTTACACTGGAGTTAGTGG